CGCATGAGCTTAATGTTTGCACCAGCTGGAACGTCTTTTGTATTTTTATAACACAGTCTAAAGACAACATAAAGATACCGCCCGTCTGAGCGTATCAGACCCACTTAGGATAACTTTTTATCCTATCTACCTTGCCGTTTCGGTAATAATCGGGGCGGCTAAATGTTCACGCATAGTGCTAGGTTCGCAAGCGTAAGCCTATCAGGTGCAAGTCCTGATGTGAAAGCCAACTCAATCAACCTAGTCGACAAGGTTGTGCAACGCAGTATAAGTGCGCAGGGTACTCTTTCGGAAGGAGTAGACTTATACATTCCGATTTTTCTAGCCGAAACCGAGCCGCAACAGGCGGTTCGGTCTGCCGGGGACGGTCTCCCGGTACTGATGATGGCAGACCGAGAAAGGAAGTGTAACCAATGAAATACAAGGAATTTAAAACACAAGTACTGTCTCATGCGGTGGGACAAGCCCGGCTTCTGGCTCAGGCAAGCTGCCTTGAGGACATAAAAATAGAGCCTGAACAGCTCCGCAGGAATGTTGCGACCATTCTTGCAGTATTGACCGAAACAGAAGATTTTCTGTCCGACCTCGTAAACAACCGTTCTGGCTCTGATACTTAGTATATCAGAAAACATTAGTTTTGTCAAGTAACTTCGGGAGGTGATGATGTGGAATATTTGACGGTTGCCAAAACTGCTGATCTTAAAGGCTGCAGTGAACGATATATAAAGAAACTGTGCAAGGACGGAAAATTGTCATGCAATATCGAAATCAACGACAGGAACCGTCCTAAATATATGATCCCAATATCATCACTCCCCGAAGGCCTGCAGGCAAAATACTATGCTCAGAAAAGAGCGGAAGCGGGCTTAGAACTTGTTGCACAGCCTGTTAAAAATGCATTAAAACAGCCCAAAAAGCCTGTGAAAACGTCAAAGCCTGTGAAAACGTCAATCGAAGAGTTTTCCGAAGATGAGCGTGATGAAATCGCACTCTGGGTAGATATCCTCAGAGACTGGCAGCGTTACCGGGATCAATACCCCGGAAAGAAAACCGAAGTGGATAAGCTTTACGTCGGCAAGTGTCAGCTCGAGCATAATGATATCAAAGTGTCGGTGGATATACTATACCGCAAGTATGCAGCCTACAGAAATAATAATCTGCAGGGGCTTTGTGAAAATCGAGGCGGAGCCAATAAGGGTAAGAGCAGTATCCCACCGGAGCTGTGGGAGCAGTTTTGCTATTTCTATCTTTCCGAAAACAAACCTACCGTTTCGCGTTGTTACGACCTAACGCTTGAATGTGCAAAAGAGTGGTATCCGTCAATGGTATCAAACTTCCCGTCAGACAATACTTTCAGGCGGCATATAAAGTCGGAAATACCACAAGCCGTGCTTACATATATGCGCGACGGCGATAAGGCTATGAAAGATAAATGCCTGCCATATATCAGCCGTATGTACGACGGTCTCCACGCTAACGACGTCTGGATCGCAGATAACCACACGTTCGATATACAGTCCTACGATGAAGATAACGGCACGATCCACAGGCTGTACCTTACAGCCTTTTTGGATGCCAAAAGCGGAGTGCTGGTCGGCTGGAATATATGCGACAGTCCGAACTCTCAGTCAACAATCATCGCATTAAGGCATGGAATTATGCGATTTGGCATTCCGAAAGCCGTATATTTTGATAACGGTCGAGAGTTTTTGACCCATGACGTTGGCGGAAAAGGTCATCGAAGCAGGAAAACCGATAACCCTGAGATCGAACCACCGACAATACTCCAAAGGCTTGGAATCACGATGCATAACGCAATCGTCCGTAACGCTAAAGCAAAGCCTATTGAGCGTACATTTAGCACGGTCACAATGCAGTTTGCAAGAATGTTTGAAGGTTACTGCGGCGGCACTATTATGCAGCGACCTGAGAGCCTTAAGCGTAGAATTAAAGAAGGCAAGATTCCCTGCGACTTTGAGATTAGAGAATATATTGATATGTATATTGACGGTGATTTTAATATGCAGGAATATGGCGGAGCTGAGACAAAGTACAAAGGAATGAGTCGTATCGACGTATGGAATATGGATATAAAGTCTGTAGGAATACGCAAAGCTCCGGAAGCCGAACTTAATCTTATGCTTATGAGATCAACAAGGGTGCAAAAGATCAAGCGCAACGGCGTATTTGTTGAAATATCCGGCGAAAAGGTCTGGTTTATGGACTATGAAAACACTTACCGTCACCTGGGCGAGGAGGTCTATGTAAGATACGATCCCGCCGATCTTAGAAGCGTAAGGGTTTACGATAAATCGGACCGTTACCTTTGGACTTGGGAATGTGCGGACAAGCTGCTTATAGATTACATCACCGAAAGCAAGGAAGAGATTTCCGATGCAATGGCTTTACAGCGCAGAGTACAACGATTTATTAAAGCCGAGGCTCAGAATATCACAGATGGCTTAAACTCAGAGCATAAGATCGACCTTATGGAGGCCGCCGCTCTCAAGGCAGCACATGGTAAGCAGAGCTTTAAGATCGTTATGCCGTCCAATGTGATTATGATAAGAGCTGATAATGAACCGGAAAGTATATCAAAGGCTTCCGGAGACGATATTGTGGTCAATATAGATAAAATGAACGAAAACGCCGAGAGGCGGAAGAATAAATGGAGGAGTGATTAATAAATGAAAAAGCTAACAGCTAAACAGGAGTGGGCATTGGAACAGATAAAACAGCTGCAGTACTCGGAAAATCTATCTGCGGCTGCAGTCTGCAAAAAGATTGGTATATCCGATAGCTCATACTCTGCAATTAAGTCAGGTACCTACAACGGCGATGTAGATAAGCAGATGAAAAAAGTAATTGAATACTTTGAAACCAAGCAGGCTGCAGCTGAAATCTATGTCGGCACAGACTATAAGGAAACGTCAATATCGTCTAACGTGTACAAGATCATACGCAACTGTCAGCTTCAGGGCGGTCTTGCCATAGCCTGCGGTGACGCAGGTATAGGCAAAACACAGGCTTGCAGGCAGTATTACCGTGAGCACGGCACAAACTGTACATACATAACGGTAAATCCGTGCATCAAGTCATCAAAATCCGTGCTGGAACTTATCGGTTCTAAGCTGAACGTATCCTCCGGCTCTGTGAGCAGACTCTGGTTGGAAATCTCGTCAAAGCTTTCGGACGGCATGGTGATAATCGTGGACGAAGCCCAGCATCTCACCAGAAATGCCATTGATACTCTCCGAAGCCTTTGCGACTGCTTTGACGAAAAGGGACAGACCCTTGGAATATGCTTTGTCGGCAACGAAACCACGGTAAGCAGACTTGGCGGAAAGCAGAAAGCGGAGTTTGCACAGATACGCAACAGGACGAAGAATACCCGGTTTTACAGCGTTAAGCAGATAAAGAAGAGCGACATCGAAATGCTCTTTCCGGATATCAGAGAGGACACTGCTGCTGTTGAATTTTTACTGTGTATCGCTCAAAGTCCACAGGCTATCAGAGGAGCGGTCAATCTATACTCCAACGCCCTCGATAACGGCAATGTGACCGCCAAGGGATTGTCTGTAATCGCTAAATATATGGATATGGCGGTATAAAAAGTGAAACGGAGGACAAAAAGAATGAAGCACGGAAAAAATCCCACCAAAGCTCAGAAACGAATAATAGCGTATTACAAGCTTGATCCTGCGGACTGGATGGTTTCGAAGGCGACGGACAAGCAGCTTTGCCTTGTACATAGATATACTGATAAGATACGCTGGATAGACATGGTACGCATCGAGGAGCCAAGGAAAGTAAAGGCGACTAAATATGCATAATAATTTTGAATGTTTTATGAAAGGCAGCGCAGAATGTGCCTTTTTTATGAAAATGTGTTGTGATGACTGTCCGTACTGCGATAAATGCGGCTATTGTGATAATATTTGCAACAGTAACGGAGAATGCAATGAATGCTCAATTGTAGACAAGAAATAATAAGTATCAGAGGGGCTGTGCCCCTCCTGTAATGCAGCCGCCGATCGGCGCAGGTCACAAGCCCTGATAAATGCAGAGTGCAGAAAAACAAGGAGGTAAAAACGCTATGGAAACAAAACATAAAAAGCTTACAAGCAAAGCTGGATTGACGATCCCGAAGGACATCAGACTTGCAGCGGGCTTTGCGGGAGGCATGGCTGTTGACATCGAGAAGACAGCGGACGGTATCATGATTCGCAAGCACAGACCTACCTGTTGCTATTGTGGCAGTGTTGATAATGTGCGCTCTATCAAGGGACGTGATACCTGCAGAAACTGCGCCGAAGAAATCATAGAGGAGGTAAAGACGGCTTATGGATCTGTCTGAAAAGGTAAAACGTTATGCTGAGATCAAGGCGGAAATTTCGGAGCTTAAATCAGAGGCAGACGGCATCGAGGCTGATATCCTTAAGGCTTCGGAAGCCGACCTGCAGGATACAAAGTTTAAATCTGCTGTCTACAGCGACAATGCTGGCAATGCAATCACAGTCACCAACGCCGACAACGTTAAGCTTGTGTACCCAACAATGCTTAAGGAGATCTTTGGTAAAGCGTACGGCGACGTTGTAAAAGAGGACGTAACCTACACCTTGTCAGAATCTGCAAAACGCTTGCTTTCCGCCGTTTACAACAAGGAGTACATAAAGGACGGCAGCGTTGCTAAGATACTGGATGGGCTTGGGCTTGACGATAAGAGCCGCAAAGTTCTGGAGAAAAAGCTTAAGGGTGCGAAATATGAGACCGACGTAAAAAATCTTATGCAGCTTGGCGGTCTGGATGAAAAGGCGGCGCAGGAGAACGCTTATCTGGTATCCGAAGCCGTCGCTTGGCAGAATCTTAAACGTCTGCTTATGATTAATAACGAACAGCTTACCGATGAGATTGTGGAGCGTGCTGTGGATATGATTGACAGCGCGGTTGTAGTTGAAAGAACGCCGAAAACGAAATTCACGGCTAAAAAATAAGGACAGGAGGATTTGGATATGGCAACAAAGGAGCAGATTAAAAGAATTTACGGTCTGGGAGCAGGTCTTGGTATTGTCGGCAAAGATAAAGATGATATGCTGCACGAATTGATCTTTAGCATTACCGGTAAAGATTCGGTAAAACAGCTTGACGATAGCGAATTCAAGGCTGTTCAGGCGGAACTTATCAATCGCATGAAGCTTGCCGATCCAAACCATCTGCTGCATAATACCAAATCTAGAAACAAAAAGAAAGAAGCTGAAGAGATCGGCTGCAACGGTATGG